ATTACAATTGCTGATGCAATTCTCGCATTACTGACAGGAAGAACATCATGAGCAACTTTGGAAACAAGATCAATATACTTTTGATCCTTCTTCTCTTGCACGGCTCAACTCACCTCGCCAGTTTTTGTTGCGGTACTTCTTCTGGTTGTACCGTGAAGATAACTCATCATTGAGTTCCTGTAACTTAGGCAAACAGATATTGTTTGCCCACCGTTGGAGCTCGGCGTTGTCTTGCTCCAATTTACGAACACGAGCTTCTAACTGCTCGTTCTTGTAGGATAAATGTGCGATCCTACGTTTCGCCTCGTCAATATATGACTCTTTAGTTGCATCTGTCATAATGTCAACTCCTTAACTAAGGTCAATGTTTTCATTCTAAATGCTCTCACATTTATATTTAAAAACGGCTCATACTTCTTAATTAAAAGACTGGTCTTGGGCCAGACATAAGTTTCACTAATCTTTGCGTCAAACCTTTTTCTATATCTGAGTATCTTTTCTAGAATAACTAAAGTTTCTAAACTTATTTTTTTACCAAGATATACCTTCACTAATTTGGGATGATTTCCTTCACCCACTTTAAATAGGATATCAAAATTCTCTACTAATGTCAAGAGTTTTTCAATATCATTTTTATAAACATATTCTAAACTTTGATTTACCTTCTTGTGCTCTAACCAATTCTTCTGGTCAAAGTCTCCTATCCATTCTTTACCACGAATAAAGTTGGCAAGATAGTAATCTAATATTTGTGGATCGGACAACTTCTGAGATAATTTGACAAACTTGTATTTGTCTTTGCGTTTCTCAAATGCTGATAACGTAGCGGAAGTCTTACCGCCATACTTAAAGTAATCATACTTACCACCAAAATGTAACTTTAGAGCGAGATATGATTGATAAGTTTCTAATGGTGTCATTAGGCTCAAAACAATGAACTCGTTTTGGGTAAGTAATTAAGTGCCTCGGCATTATACTGGATTTTCTCACGCATGGATTTATCTATCCATCGTGTAATGGTATGTGCCTCTAATTGGTTTTGTTCGCAATAATACATTACTGCTTCTAGGTGGGTTAGTCGTTTTTCGTGGACTAGATTTTCTATGATGGTTGTAAATTTTTTAGGTGTTATTTTTGTTGTCATAATATTGTAAGGGGAACACGCCTATCTCTGGTTCAGCGGTTCATCAGGTGTGGCGTCCTCGGCAGAGACCACTTTTGTTCTTACTCATAATAGATAGATGGGCCCGTTGGATATCAAGGCGGTGCCCATGCCCCGTGAAGAAATTACGCTGCTAGCGCATAGTCCTCAAAGTAATAGTCGTCATTTGCGGCTATTGTGATGTAGACTTATCCTCTTGTAAAATTTCATTCGCTCCGTCGAAATCCGTTTCACCCCCATATTCGTTTGTTAGTAGTTGCTTTTGCAACTCCCAATTTCGGTCTGGTGGTAATCGACCCCATCCAATACTTCTACCCCATTCATTTTCGGTATAATAATACCAAGCGGGTTTGGTGGAGGTGCCGGGAATCGAACCCGGGTCCGCAACGCCTACTTTTTTACCGTCGTCAGATTTGTCCACGAAAATTATTTATTAAAACGAGATATTTACAGATACACCTGCTGTTGCGTCGCCTCGTTCCCAATCAGTATCAAATGGCACAGTAATGTTTGGTGTAAGTGTTACATTGTCAGCAACGGACCAAGAATAACCAAAACCAAGTTCTGCACCTGTATAGTCAGTTTCATTAATATCAAACTTGAAAGTAGAGCTTGCATCAATACCAGTGATGCCGTAAGATACCTTCATTTCACCATCAAACTGTGAGTCTGTAACATTCCAATCGACAGAAGGAGCAATACTCATGCCCCACATATCCATTGATGTGTCGATACCGACTACGTTGTCATCATCAGCGTGATGTTCCAAAGATACTGAGCCAGATAGGCCACCCATTAGTGATGTGCCATATGTAATTCCAATATCTACGGTGTCACTATTTGTCAAAGAAATACCACCTACCCCTACGGTAGTTTCTCCACCGTCCTGGTCATAACCAACCAATACACCACCGGCAGTCACGGACATATCGTGTTTCCAGTCGGTGTCTGCTGCTGTTGCAGCCAACGGTAGAGCACAAAATAGTGCGATTAAAGTCTTATTCATAACTTCTCCTATATGTTGTAAAAAGACGACAACTGTTGTAAAATTGTCATAAGTTATTTATCTAACAAAGAATCCCTGTGCATCATTACAATCTAACATTAAGCGGCTGCCAGATTCAACCTATCCATAGCATTAGTATAAAATTCATCCATCAGTTCTTCAAGTCTACGGATATAGTTTTGAGTTTTCTTTTGGAACACTTCCACTTGTCCATCTTCGGCAACCATAATGATTGCGACATTCTCACAAAGTTCCCCGGTTTTCTCATACATCATGTAAGCGTATGCTGCAGCCTGGGTGTAATAGTCCTCGTTCCAGGAGTCCTTTTTCATTGTCGTTGCAGTTTTCCAATCAATGACTGTGGGTTTGCCATCAAACATCGCAATGAGGTCACAACGACCTGCGACTTTAAACTTGTCAGTGAACATAGTTTGTTCCATCAAATAGATATCACCAATTCTTTCATCAATTGTCTTTTTCACTTGACCAAACATTGCCCACGCAAGAAGGTTCTTTGTCTTGAGTTCTGTTTCTTTTTCTTCCGTTAGTTTGTCCGTGATGTAGTCCTCGCAGAATAAGTGGAAAGTTGTCCCGCGGTTTGCCGCTTTTCTTGATACGATATTCGCTTGGGCTTCCCCTATTCTCTCACGCCATTTCTGTAAGCCTTCTTTCTTTTCGGGTCGCGACCCTAAGACAGATGTAATAGATGGATACTTGTCACCGTTTGGAACTTGGTAGAACCTCATACCGTTGATATTGTGTGTTTGAAGTTCAGGCCAAGCTTCGCCTTCATAAATAAATTTTCTCATAATAATAAATCTCAAGTTATTCGGCACGGAGGCCGTGATTGCGTTTTGCGATAATGTAACTTCTAGCAAAACCACTACGAATAATATCACCGACGCCAAACTCAATAGTTTCAACTTCATCCATTTCATCTACGATAGCAGAGAAATTGTGATATCCATTTCTATCACCATTCTTTATGTCAGATTGTCCTTCGTCCCCAGCCCACATAATCTTTGTGTCTTGTCCGACTCTTGTGGTAATAGTATCTAATTCTTGAAAAGTCATGTTTTGACATTCATCACAAATTATGATGGAACGGTCAAATGTAAGACCTCGCAAGAATGATGTACTCACAAACTCTATTGAACCCTGTGCTAACAGTTTGTCATAGAGTAAATCAAATTCTTGTTCGTTAGGCATCTCAAAAAGATACCTAACTAAAAAACGATAAGAGTTTTGATACAGCATACTCTTTTCTTCTAGTGTGCCGGGAAGAAACCCAACATCACGGGAGGGAAGTAATGACCTAACAATCACTACTCTATCATATGGTGTATTTTTATCTAGCACTTCTTTTAGTGCCAGATACAATAGGACGAATGTCTTACCTGTGCCAGCAGAACCAGTAAGAAATAAATTCTTACCTTCTTTGTATTTCTCAAATGCCGTTCCCTGAGCGGGGCCGACTGGTTCTACTTTTACGAGGTTCTGTGCTTGGATGTACATTTTCTTTCTACTCGCCATTTTCTAATATTTATCTATACATCTATTGCGCTATGGGGGTTATTATCACGAATTCTGCGAAGTGTGTCCTTCCAACCATCTGAGGTTGCGTGACCCCCACCGTGGCCCGAAGTATCTCGGCCACTAATAATACTATTTCTATTGGGGGTAAACACCATAACCCAACCTTGTGTTTTCATCGCTTCCATTTCTGCGATGGAACATTGTATATCTTCTGGTTCACCACTCTCGGGGTTTATCATTCGGTAGAGCATTTCTTTCCTCTCGTATGTTGTGCCAAGTTACCCGGGTTATATTCTTTGCCACACACCGGACACGGTTTTTTATTGTTA